CAGTATTAGATAGAGTGACTATTGATTCACTTCGTTCATCAATAGTCACTCGCAGGCCGCAAATAGAGGATGAACAAGAAACAGACATCCAAAATTCTTGCATTGAACCATTTCAAATTCCTGAAAACGATCTCACTTCGGCAGGTATTTTTGAAGAAAAAGATTCTTCTGAGCGGAAATGTGATCTTTTTAAGAAAATAATACCTGGAGATACACGGACAGGTATTAACGATAAAGATTCAACTTCAGAAAAAGTATCTAGTTTATCGGATAAAGTAACAGGGTCAAGTAACACAAGTAACACTAATGAATCTATAGAGATACAGGAAACGCCGCAGATAACCAACAGAGATTTGATCACTATGTTAGGTGATACTCTACGGGAAGCATGGGATGGCCCACCGGCAAAAGCCTATGCTATTGCGGGCAGAATGTACTACCTTTACGATTACCCTGCTGCAGAAGCTGCAATAAACATCTTCAGCAGGCGTGTTGAACAAGGGTTCAAGCCCAAAAATCCCGTTGCTTACCTCATGAAAGTCGCACGGGAAAAGAAAAAGGAGTTTGAGTCTGAATATGAGGTATCTCAACCCGAAGAAGAACTTGAGTATTTCTCAGTGCAATACCCTGAAGAACACAAAAAGAGGGTAGCAGAAGCCAAAAGGGTCAGTGCTGAACATGAGAGATACCTGAAAGATTATAGGGATTTTCTGATCAACAAAGCTCCTCCTATACCCGGATTCATAACTCCGGGAGGTTGTTATAAACAATTACAAGAAGGAGGAATGAAATGCAACTAGCTGTACGACCCCAAAAGGGGTTATCCCTATCAGATAATCAGGCTGAAACTGTTCTTATAGCGGCTGCTCTAAAGGGCAGAGCAGTCAATGTAACTGCAAGCGATTTCAGTGATCCAGACTGGATGCAGGCGTACAAATTTATTCAGAAAGCCCGTGAAGCCGGAGAGAGTGTGTCGCCTGAGATGCTGAAGCACCGGCTGAAAATATCTCAAAGCAAACTTGCTGATTTAGGAAACCCTACAGCGGAAGAAATAGAAGTCTGTACCCGTATAGTCAAAGGGAGAAGCGTAATGAGAAAACTCTATACCTGCATGAGAGATATGTTCCTGGGCAAAGGGGATGTAAACGAAAGCCTAAACAGAACGCAGGAACTCATCAGGGAATACAGGGCTATCGGAATGAAGAACACTCTCATTCGTGCAGGCGATCTTCTTGATGAAGCGTTACATGTCCTGGAATTGGGTATACTCTATGGTTTACCTCAAATAGATGCCTGGACACACGGGATGCATCGGGGAGAATTGATCGTCATCGCTGGCCGACCTTCAGTGGGGAAGTCGTCCCTGGCAACTCAAATAGCGGCAAAAGCGTCGATGTCGGCCAAGGTTGTGTTTTATTCTCTTGAAATGAAGTCCAGTCAGGTGGTGAGAAAAGCCGCCTGTTCCCTGATAGGTAAAACGCCTGACGAACTCATGTGGGATGAAGAAGCCCACAATAAAATAAAGCAGATGAATCTATTTGTATGCGATAACCTTATTCAGACCGTGAATGCGGTTTATGAGTCAGCGTCAAAACTGAAAGAGTCAATCGGATTGGATCTGGTGGTTATAGATTATCTACAGCTCTTAAAAACTGAAGGCAAACATCAAACAAGGGAGCAGGAAATATCAGAAATAACAAGGCAATTAAAATTAATGGCACGAGAATTAGATGTGCCGGTTTTGGCACTCTCTCAGCTCTCAAGAGATTCAGAAAAACGCGGCGGCAGGCCGAAGCTATCGGATTTACGTGGCTCTGGAAGCATAGAACAAGACGCAGATGTAGTAATCTTAATTCACAAAGGGACAAGCACTGAATTGATTTTAGCCAAACAAAGGGACGGAGCCACAGGTATTATCGAGGTTGATTTTCAAAAAGAGATAAGCAGGTTTACGGAAAAGGGTGAATTAGATTGACGCAACCATTAGAAAAGATCACAGGCAGGGTTTCCCTACATGGTGGCCAGCCGGTTGTCTTTTTCCGATACAGCCCAAGGATAGTAGAAGTTGTTCGCAGCCTACCGGGGGCAACATGGCTCCCCGGTGTGCGGGGATGGCGTGTTTCACCCTCTGCAGTTGAGACACTAGCAAAGATGGGTTTTAAAATATCCCCCAGCGTCCTTGAATTGTACGAAAAACCAAAGCCCAGCCTGAAAGGTTTCAAAGCCAAGCTGAACCCTTACCAGGCAGAGGGAGTTAGAATCACCCTTGAAAAAAATAGGGTGCTGATTGCCGATGAGATGGGACTGGGAAAAACAATCCAAGCATTAGCCTATCTGCAGGCACTCAAAGACCTTAGACCGGCAGTGATTGTATGCCCGGCTTCACGGAAAATAAATTGGCTCCGTAAATGTGAGGAATTTCTTGAGGACTGTCCTGAAAGCCAGGCTGTTGCTCTGTCCGGCAAGACCCCTGAAGAAACCCAAGGGAGTATCTTTATCATCAACTACGATATTCTTAAAGAATGGCAGCCTGTCTTAAAGCCTAAAGCTGTTATAGGCGATGAGGCACATTACATAAAAAACACAAGGAGCAACAGGTCAAAGGCTTTCAAGAAACTCTGTAAAAATGCTGAATCCGTTATCCTTTTGACAGGAACCCCAGTACTCAATAGGCCAATAGAATTATATCCTTTACTTAACCTGTTGGCCCCGCATGAATTCGGCAATTNTATCGCATACGGAAAAAGATATTGCGCTGGGCATCAAAAAGAGATCATTACCCGGGGCGGCATACCAAGGGTAGTCTGGGATTTTACCGGGCGATCTCATTTAGATGAGCTTAATCAAAAATTAAAAAGCACAGTGATGATCCGTCGGCTGAAAAAAGATGTTTTAAAGGATTTACCGCCGAAACAATACGCTGTGGTTCAGATAGAAATCTCCAACAAGGATGCTTATATAAAAGCTGAGAATACTTTTATATCCTGGCTGGCTGAACAAGTCCGCAAAGGGGTATATGACGGAAGAAGGTTAAGCGCTGCTCAAAAAGCTGAAGCATTGGTCAAAATAAATTATCTAAAACAGATTGCAGCTTACGGAAAACTAAATACAGCAATAGACTGGATAAAGGACTTTTTAGAGTCGGGAGAAAAATTAGTTGTCTTTGCCCATCACCGGGATATTATTTTAAGGATCGCTAAACAATTCCCCGGGTGCGCTGTTGTAGCAGGTGACACAAAAGACAGAATGAGTGAAGTTGATAGGTTCCAAAACGATCCTAATTGCCGCTTATTTATCGGTTCTATCGAAGCGGCAGGCGTTGGGTTAACCTTGACAGCGGCCTCAAATGTAGCCTTCCTAGAATATCCCTGGAGACCAGCGGACTTCGATCAGGCGGTTGACAGGCTCCACAGGATCGGTCAAAAATCCAGCGTAACAGTTTGGTGCTTAATCGCTAGTGTGAATGGAATAAAAACTATTGATGAAAGAATAATATCCACTCTGCAGAAAAAAAGGAGTGTGGTAGATGCCATTCTGGATGGCGAATCGGTTGAAAAAACAGACATGATCGATGATATAATTACAGCGTTTCGTAGTTGACAACTAACAATATGTTGTGATATAATGACAATAAGCCGCAGTGTGCCTATTTTGTGTCGGCAGTTTTTTAACCTATACGCGTGTACCCCCCAATAGAGATAAAACCTCTAACCTCTGGTTAAAAGTCAGGGGTTTTTTTATTTTCTGAAGTCTATTTTTTGTTGCGGTATTAGCTGCTTACAAAAATCGCGGGTATATGCCCGCTAAAAAAAGGAGGGTAAAACTTTGATACCTAAACCTGTTCGCATAAAATCAAAGAAAAATATTCAAGAGTGTCGCAAAAATTACTGCGAATACTGCGGGGAAAAAGCTACAGGTGAACCTCATCACATCAGGCCCCGCAGTCTAGGCGGCTCAGATATTCCAGAAAACTTAATTCAGTTGTGTTTTGACTGCCATCGTGCGGCACACGATGGCAAGATATTATATCCAGCATTTGTGGCTATTGTAGCCAAACG